CTAGCAACTAAAGAGGAAAAAGAAAAAGTATTTAGGGTAAGGACGTTATAATATGGGACGAATAGAGAACGCAGTTAAAGCATTACAAGGCGCAAGGCTAGTTAACCGTAAGGACTATATACAGCCATTAAGCGACATGGGCGGAATGGGTAGCGGCAGTTTGATTAACCGTTACGGAAATAAGGCAGCACAACTAGAGGCCAACGTAGGCGCGGTATGGCAGGCGAACGAGATTATTTGTATTGCAGCTAGCAATATAGATATTAAGTTACGACAGCGGAACAGCAAGGGCGGCCTGGACGACGTACCAGAACACCCGTTACTACGTTTGATTGAACAGCCTAACGCATTTTTAACGGGCCGACAGCTACGTAAATTGCACTTTACATATATGAACATGACAGGCGAGGCCTACGAATTAAAGCTAGACGAGAATAAAGAAAAGATACCAGCGGCATTACACGTACTACCAGCGCATACTACAGACTTTGAACTAGGCAAAACCTGGGACGACAGCAAAATAAAGAACGGCAATAAAACCTATACATTGTTTGACGTTATACGAGATATTAACCCAGACCCGCGCAACCCTTACAGAGGGCGTGGCGTGATTGCAGCAGCAGCAGCGACTATAGATACGGACAGCCAGGCTAAGGAATATAACAGGCGATTTTTTGCCAACAGCGCAAGGCCTAGCGTAACTGTTGAAACAGCGGGCGAAATGACAGACCAGGCATACGAACGCTTTAAGCAGAGTTTTAGCGAGGCATTTACAGGAACAGAGAACGCGCACAAACCTATTATTGTAGAGGGCGCAACAGTTAAACCATTTATGCTTACACAAAAGGAAATGGACTTTTTAGCTAGCCAACAGTTTACCCGTAAAGAGATACTGGCATTTTTCTTTGTAAGTGGCGCAATGCTGGGCGACGTTGAGAACGCGAACCGTAGCAATATGGACGCTAGCGAATACAACCTAGCTAAGTACGCAGTTAAGCCGCGAGTTGAACAGTACCTAGAATTGCTAAACAACCGCCTAGTTAAATTGGCAGACCCTAGCCTAGAGTTTTATACAGACCCTATAGTACCAGAGGACCTAGAGAGTAAATTAAAAGAGGCAACCGCAGCAGTTAACAAGTGGGCCACTATTGACGAAGTACGTAAGCTATACGGCCTAGAGGAATTGCCAGGCAGCCAGGGCGCTACAATGTATTTACCAGCTAACTTAATACCTATTGACCTAGCGGGAACGCTACCAGTAGCAACGCCGACGGCAGAGGGCGAACCTACTAAGGCCTACGCGGGCCAAAAAAAAAAGACCCTAGCACCAAAGTACCCGACTGGGTAGGCGAATACGGCGAGGCTAAATACGCGCAGTACATACAAAAAAGCGCAGTATTTGAACAGCAATTTTTACAGAAGTGTAGGGCCATATTTGAAAAGCAACGCCAGGAACTAAGCGAACTACTGGACACTAACGCGGTACAAAAAAGCCTAAAGCAAAAAGTAGTAGACCCTAACCAGCTATTCTTATTTGCAGAGTGGGAAAAATACGGCGACGAATTAGCTAAGGCGCTTAAACCGCTTTACTTTAATATCATTACTACTACGGGCTACAGCGCAATGGCCGAACTAGCATACAACGGCGCAGCAGTACCTACGTTTGACCCGTACAAAAAGAACATACAAAACTGGTTTGACCGTAAGGCCAACAAGGTAGGCGGCGACGTAAATAAAGAAACTGAAAAACAACTACGGACTACGCTAGCAGACGGCATTAAATTAAATGAAAGTACTTACGAGTTACGGGCCAGAGTTGAGAACACGCTAGGCTACGCTAGCACCAGGCGCGCAGATAACATTGCACGTACTGAAAGCGCCAGGGCGCAGACATACGCAGACCTACAGGCCTGGCAGCAAAGCGGCGTAGTTGAGGGCAAGCAATGGTATACAGCCCAGGACGAGAGAGTTTGCCCGTATTGCGAAAGCATGGACGGTACGCAGGTAGACTTAAAAGTAAGCTACTTTAAAAAGGGCGACAGCCTGGACGTTGATTACACGACGAACGCAGGCAACGCTACTACTGGTACGCTTAACTTTAGCTACGACGACGTAGAGGGCGCGCCGCTACATGGTAGTTGTAGGTGTGTGTTAATACCTATATTAAGCGAAATATGATAATATAAAACTATAGCGAGGGTATAAAAAACTATGAAAAAGAACCTAAGTAAATTATTTAAAAGCAAAGCCGCCAGTATTGACGAGAGTAAATACCAGGCTACATTTTTAATTAGCGACGAAAGCGTAGACCGCCAGGGCGAGATTGTTAAGCAAGCGGGCTGGGACTTTACGAACTTTAAACAGAACCCAGTAATTTTGTTTGGCCACGACAGTTACGACTTGCCTATAGGTAAGGCCGTAGACATTTACACAGAGGGCGATAAGACGTTTGCGGTTATTGAGTTTGCGGCAGAGATTTACGACAAGGCTAAAGTAGTTTGGGAAATGGTTAAGGCGGGCGTATTACGTACTGTAAGCGTAGGTTTTATTAACCAGGAATACGACAACAACGAACTTACTAAAAACGAACTGTTGGAAATTAGCATAGTACCAGTACCAGCAAACCCTAACGCGATTGTACTAGCAGCTAAGGACGGACTAATTAGCAAAAAAGACGCGCAGTTTATGGTTAAGCAGTATGAAAAAGAACTAGAGGGCTTGCGAACCCTGGCCCAAGATGATAAATTAGAGAATATGGAACAACTACAACAATTTATTACTGACGCGCTACAGCCTATTAACGACAAACTAGCTAGCCTAGATACGACATTAAACGGCGAGGGCGACGAAAAACCAGGACTAATTGCGGCAGTTGAGGACATTAAAACCCAGGTAGAAAACTTGCAAGACACTGGCGACGACGACGGCGCTAGTGATGATGAGGGTAAGGACGGCAAGGACGACGACGAAAGCGGCGACGACGCGGACGGTAAGGACGGTAAGAAACCGACTGGAACGGACGAGGACGACGACGCGGACGAGGTAGACCCAGACGACCTTACAGAGGAACAGGCCCAGCAAGTTACGGACGCGGTAGCGGCAGCGCTAACGGACGAGGACGGCGGGGACGACGGAAAAAACGACGAATAAGTTAGCAGTTAAATTAAAAGATAAGGAATAATTACCATGAAATTAAAAATGGCAGACCTAGTTGCAAAAGCAGTTGAACAGGCGCGAGAGGCGAAAGCTAAAGGCGTAGTAATTGACGGCAACGGCAGCGAAAAGAACGTAAGTAAAAAAGACGCTAAGGCCCTAGAGGACCGTTGGTTTAAAGCATTTGCTATCCGCGATACTAAAGGACTTAAAGACCTAAGCGCAGAGATTAAGGAAAGCTACAAAGCAGCAGACCTTACAGGGCAGAACGTTACAGACACAGAAAACGGCGGCTTTTTAGTACCGTTGACTGTTGAAAGTAACATTATCAAGAAACTTGAGGCTACTAGCGAAATACGAAAGTACGCTACTGTTTTGAGTAACGTTGTTGGCGACCTAAAACTAGGCGCAGAGGACGTACTTGTTAATGCTTACTGGGTAGCAGAGGGCGATAACGCCACTTTGGACGAGGCAGAGTTTGCAGACGTAACACTACGACCACAAAAAGCCGTAGGGTTTGGTAAGTTTACTGACGAAGTGCTTACGCAAACAGCTAGCAACCCTGATATTAGGAAGTTAGTAGTTGACCAGTTTGCAGTTGCTATACAGCGACTAGAGGACGCAGCATTTACAAGCGGCGACGGTAACGGCAAGCCACTAGGCTACACAACTGTTACTACTACTGGACGCGAAGTTACAGCAGGCGATAACACATTGTACGCAGACACAATGGCACTTTACCGCAAGCTAGGTAAGGCTTACCGCAGCAATGGTACGTTTATGATGAACGACGTTACAGCAGGGCTTTACGACGGAGTTGTAGACGGACAAGGCCGCCCACTACTTAATGGTTTTGACCAGGACGTAGAAAAGATTAAGGGCCGACCAGTTGGCTACGACGACACCCTAAGCGACGGCGAGGAATGGTTTGCAGACTTTAGTAAGTACGTTATTACGGACGGCCCAGGCATACGTATTGACTACGGACTAGACGGCGACGACTTCAAGCGAAGTAAAATTAGTGTACGTGTTATTCACTACACTGACGGCGCACCTGTACTTGCAGAGGCATTTGCTAAGGCTACTGGCCTTAACAACACCCCAGCTAGCTAGTAATAGCTACAGGAACATTAGCAGGGCTTAACGGCCCTGTTTTTGTTTGGTATGATACTATTACGTAGTAACAATAAAACAATGAAAGGGTATAAATTAGTATGGCATTAGTAACATTTAATAAGAACGTGGACCACTACCGAAACTGGGACGTAGTAGAACTAGACAACGCAGAGATTGAACGCCTAGAGGCATACGCCGACAAGTGGAAAATTAAAGACGGTTTTACAGTTGAGGGCAGAAAAGCTAAAAAAGCTAGTAAGCCAGCAGCGGCTAAAAAGCCAGCGCCAGCTAAGGACGAACCTAAAGAGGAAAAGCCTAGCGAACCTGTAGCGCCTGTTGAACAGACAGACGAAACAGACGAGGCAGCGGACCTACCAGAGGACGACGACGAACCAGCTAAGGACGAAAAGCCTAGCGACGACAGTAAAGAAAAATAGGTAAAACTGTTGCAATGCAATACCCCGCTACTATTTGCGGGGTTTTTGTTTTACAATAAAGACAGGGAAATTAAATTATTATGTTGACATTAGACGAACTTAAAACTTACTTAGGCATAGCGCTAGATGATACCAGCCAGGACGCTAGGTTACAGCTAGTACTAGACGCTACAAACGAATATATAGAACAGGTTACATTACGTAACTTTGGCGACGACAAAACACGTACCGAAACACACGACTACCGCGACAGCGTATTTTTAGGCCGTATGGGCGTTAAGACAATTACCAGCGTTAAGTTGTACCAAAGTAGCACAGAAACCGAAACAGACGCACTAGACGCAGATAGCTACACATTTAACCAGGTTGGCCGCCTAACATTGGACCAGAATTATAACGACGACTATAACAGAGGCGACTACAACGCAGTACACGTTGTTTATACTTACGGCAAAGCAACTGGCGAGGCAACGCCTGGCGACCTTATATTAGCGGCACTACAGACGGCCCGCGAATACTACGAGGGTACAAGCGGCAACGACAGCCGCCGCGTAGTGAGTGAAAGCACAGGCAGCTACCGTATACAATTTGATACTAGCAGCAGCATACAGGACACCTTAAAGCGCTACCGTATACCGAGGGTTTAATTATGAGAACTAACACGCTAAGAAACCGCGTAACAATAAACCGCTTAGGCGAGATACTAGGCAGCCATAAAACAGGCCGTACAGAACTAGCTACGGGCGTTATGTGTTTGCTATTGCCTAGCGATTACAAGGCAGCCGCAGCGCGTGGCCTAGAACTTAACCAGGCATACGACGGTTATTTTTTAAGCACCCAGGACCTTAAAGTAGGCGACGAGGTAGTAGAGGGTACGAAAAAATACAAGGTAAGCGGCATACAGCCTAACCCTGGGACGTTTTCAGACAATTTACGCGTAGACCTAGCATTAGAGGTTTAACATGGCAGGCGTAGGCATTACGATAGACGACAGGCAAGTACGCAAGTTACTTACGCTTGCGCCTAAAAAGATACAGGCCGCCAAAATGGAAATATTACATAGGGGTAGTATTATGACTGTTGCGGAAATGAGAATTAAAGCGCCAGTATTTGACGGCGAATTACGGCGTAACATACGCAGCAAGGCGCAGGGTATGGACACTATGACGGTATTTAGCGACAGCAAACACGCCGCAGCTATTGAGTTTGGCCGCAAGCCAGGCGGCAAGCTACCGCCATTTAAAGAGGGTACGCCGCTAGCCAAGTGGGTACATACTAAAATGGGCGCAGACGTAAGCCCGTACATAGTGGCCCGCAGCATATCACGTAAGGGAACTAAGGCGCAGCACTTTGCAAAAAAGACTTATGATACAATGAAACCAGCAGTAAATAACATGGCTAACCTGGTTATTGCTAAGACTATTAAGGGGTTATAATGGGTAAACTAAAGACAATTAAGGACGCGATTGTAACGGCACTAGAGGCCTTGCAATACAACAATGAAACCGCTTACGCAGAGGTTGTTAGCAATACCCGCCCTACATTTGACCAGTACCCAGCGGCCCGCGTGATTATGAACGGCCAGCCTAACGAGATTAGTACGAACGTACAAAACGAACGTACGGCAGAGTATTTAGTTATTAGCTACATACAGTACGAGGCAGGCGACTATAAGGCAGAGGGCAAAGCATTTGACCTGGGTTACGAACTTACGGACCTGGCAGTAGACACCCTGGACGCACTAGAACCAGGCTTTACAGTTATTACAGAACCTACTACTAGCGGCTGGGAAATATTAGAAACCGAGGCGGGTAACGTACTAGGTATTATGGCGACGGTACGAATTAGGTATAGCCATGATATTGTTTAAGTAATATAATACTGATAGGATTAGAGTATATGGACGACAAAGCAACAACCAGCACAGAACCAAAAGAAACGAAAACCGCTAAAAAAAGAGTGGTTATTAAGAAAAACCGTTATTTTGTACCGAGTTTGGGGCGCAGCGTAGAGGCCGCTAACCTTAAAGAAGTTGAAAAAATTGTTAAAAAAGAAACTAAGGGGTAGATATGAGTGATTACATTGGTAGAAAAGTAGCAGTAGGAATTGGCGCAGAAACAACACGCGGTACAGCAGTAGTACCAGCATTTTGGGTACGACATTTAAGCCTAGATTTTAAACGTAAAGGCGAGGCCGTACAAAACGAAAGCGCACTAGGACGACGCGAAAAGTTTAGCGACAGCGAAATAGTTAAGCAATGGGCCGAGGGTAAACTAGAGGGCAAAGTTAACAGTAAGAGTATTGGCCTAGTATTGTTAGGCGCATTTGGAACTGTTGAAAGTGCAGCTAACGGCGCAGGGTACGACCACACGTTTAGCCTGGACCAAAGCAACACACCGCAAAGCCTTACACTAGCTAAAGTTGACGGCGTAAACAGCCGCCGCCACGCGCTAGCAATGGTTAAAAGCCTAGAGGTTGTTATAGAAACTGGCGAATACGTTAAGTTTAATTGCGACATTGTAAGCAAGCAAGGCGAAACTAGCAGCGAAACAGTAGCCTATATTGAGGAATACGAGTTTACTAGTAAAGACGCATACGTTAAGTTTGGCGACGTTGACGACACAGCAGACGCACAAGGCGCTACAGCTATTGCAGTTAAAAGCGGTAAGGTAATGCTGGACCTGGGCGTAGAACCTACGTTTGAACTAGGCAGCACAGAACCAGCAGAGATACACGCGGGCGCAGTTGAAGTAACGGGCGAAATTGTAGCGCGACACAGCGACAGCACATACGAGGACATGTACCACAACAATACTAAAAAGAGTATGGCGCTAGGGTTTGTTAATACAGCCGTAGACTTAGGCGGCGGCCTTAACCCAGAACTAGTATTTTTACTACCAAAGGTTGCGACTACTGATTACGATACTAGCAACGACCTAGACGCGATTGTAGAACAAACTATGGGCTTGACTGGCGAACTAAGTACTACTAGTGGCGACACTGTTACAGCGGTACTTACAAACGACCAGGCCGAGTACGTAGCCAGCGAAAGTTAAAAAAATAACGAAAGGAACAGCGAACATGGGACGACCAGCAATATTTAAGACATTTAGCCTAGCAGAGATTAGCGAGGGCTGGACAGACGAACATTACATTAAGTACCGACCATTTAACTATATGGACCTAGAGGAACTAGAGGCTATAGACGAGAATAGCAAGGGCGGCATTAAAAAAATGCGCGATATTTTTGCAGAAAAGTTTGTTAGCGGTAAATGGCTAACAGAAACAGACAACGGCAAAACAGCTACCGAGGAAATGCAACCAGACGACATTAGTTACCTGGACGTTGAAGTAGTTAACCGTTGGCTTAAAGAGGCAATGGGTAAAGTTGACCCAAAAGGCAAAGCCTCTTAAAGGACTTAATAGTACATAAAATTAGCCCTGTACGTGAGGAATACGACGACGACGGCAAACCGCGTAACGTAATGAAAGACGATTACGCGGAAATTACTAACAAACTTACTTACTTTAGATACCGCGAAAAGTTTAAAATGACATGGGCCGAGTTTGTACTAGAACCGCTGGACGCAATTAACTTTGCTATAGCGGTATGGGAACAAGAGGCAAAACGTGATAAATTAGAGGAAGTAAGGCAAGAGGCTAAAAGTAAAGGGACAACGGAATAACAAACGCTAGCCGCTAACCTTATAAGGCCATAATTGCATGAATAGTAACATAATAAATATACTGATTACCGCTAAGGACAACGCTAGCAAGGTACTTAAAGGCGTTAAGAATAGCGCCGCTAAAGCCGTTGACGCTAGTAAAAAGTTTGCAGTAGGTTTAGCCGCAGCGGGAGTTGCGGCAGTTGCATTTGGCGCGAAAGCGGTAAGCGCATTTAACGCCCAGGAACGGGCCAGCGTACAACTTGCGACGCTGGTTAAAAACGTAAAGGGCGCGACGGACGAACAAGTAGAGAGTTTAAAGGCCCAGGCCAGCGCATTACAAAAAGTCGGCGTAGTTGGCGACGAAGTAACAATGATGGGCCAGGCCCAGCTAGCGACGTTTGGCCTACAGAGTAACAGCATTAAAAACCTAACCCCAGCGTTGCTAGATATGGCAACGCAGATTAAAGGCGTAAACGTTGGCCAAGAGGACATGCAAACGCTGGGTAACTTAGTAGGTAAAGTTATGGGCGGCCAGGTTGGCGCACTTAGTAGGTACGGCGTTACATTATCAGAGGCGCAAAAGGAACAGCTTAAAAGCGGTAACGAAATGGAACGTAGCGCCGTATTAGCTAAAGTGCTAGAACAAAACTTTGGCGGCGTTAACAAGGCCCTACGTAATACTTTTCAAGGTAGGCTAAAGGCCGCTAAGAATACACTAGGCGACTTTATGGAGTTGCTAGGCGGACTTATAACAAACGCCATTAAGCCAGCCGTTGAGTGGTTTAACAACTGGGCGGACAGCATGGGCGGCCCAGAGGGTATGCTAGATAAACTTAAAGAAACAGCCAGGGCAATACAGCCGCACTTACCTAAAATAGGCATAGCCATATTAACAATGCTAGTACCCGCGTTTTTATCATGGGGCGCAGCAATACTTAGCGCTACGTGGCCACTGTTGATACTTGCAGCAGCGGGCGCAGTAGTAGGTATTGCATTACAAAAAGTAGCCGACAGTATGGGCGGCTGGGGTAACTTAATGGCAGCAGTAAAGCCCGTACTAGTTGAGGTTGTTAACACAGTTAAAGACGGACTAGTAGGCGCATTTAATTTACTTATGCAAGTTTGGCAATTTTTACAGCCTAGCATTATGCAGCTATGGGGCAGCTTGCAACAGTTGTTTGGCGCACTTAGGAACTTATGGAACTTTATAAGCCCAGTACTAATACCTATTCTAAAAGTAATAGCTATTGTTATAGGCGTTACGATTGTAGCCGCAATTTGGCTACTAATTAACTACTGGAATATTCTATATAAAGCCATTGCATTTGTAATAAACTTTGCAGTTGCAATATTTAAAGTACTGTTTAATGTAGTGTCGTTTGTTGTTAAGGCAATAATAGCCTACTTTAAAGCGGTATGGGCCGTATGGAATTACGTTTTTCAATGGCTACGCGCAATAGTAAACGCGGTTTGGAGTGCTATTTGGAGTAAGATAGGCGGAACAATGCGGGCTATTGGCAGTACCGTTAGAAACACTATTAGCAGTATAGTAGGTTGGTTTAGCAGTATATGGGGACGCATAAGCGGTTTTGTAGGCCGTATTGGTAGTGGAATGGGTAACGCCATTAAAAGCGGTTTTGAGGGCATTAAGGGCGGCGTAACAAGCGCTATTAACTGGGTTATAGATAAGATAAATAGCTTTATAAATAAAGTTAATGGCATTGCAGACAAAGTACCAGGCGCGCCGCACATTGGAAATATACCTAGATTGTATACAGGTGGCCAGGTAACTAGGGGCGGCCTAGCTATAGTGGGCGAAAGCGGACCAGAGGCAGTTATGCTACCCGCAGGCGCTAACGTTGTAAGCAACCGAAACACCCAGGCAGCCCTAAGCAACGGCGCATTAGGCGGTAGTAATACTGTTAACATAAACGTAAACTATAATGGTAGAGGACAGTTTAGCCAGGGCGACGCAGTAAGTATGGCAAAACAGATACGCGACGCACTACGGGCGCAGGGTTTAACTACAGATAACATAGCAGCACTTAGAGGGTAATTATGATAACTATAGACGCAACCGAAATTAAACAACCAAACGCAGACGGCGGGCTAGTTGAGGAATACCAGAACTACGAAAACACCCAGGTAGCGATTAACGGCGGCAAGCAACGAATACGCGCGGGCCAAAAGAAATACGTAAAGATTAAATGGACGCGTTGCAGCATTGCAGAGTACCAGGCGCTTAATACGTTATTGAACAGCGGCGCAGCAGTAACCTACCTGAACAACACAAGCAACAAGCCAGGCGGCAACTTTACATTTACTGGTTTGCCTACCTTTGAAAGCAACAGCTACGAACGCGGCGCAAGTTACATGGTTGATTGCCAGGCCATGATTGAGGAAATATAAACCATGCAGACGGTTAGCGCAGCCTTTACAACCGCAACCGCCGCCCCATTTAAAAACGTAGGGGTTGGCGCTTTAATTGCATGGCAAAAAACCATTAACCCTAGCTACCAGTTTTTTACAATTAACCAGAGTAGAATAGGCGGCCCAGACCTTATTAAAGGCGCAGGCGGCAGCGTTACGTTTTTTGACAAGTACCAGTACGACAACGAAACCGCGAACGTTGAAAGTTTTAGAGTTACCCGTACGCAAAGCAACCTACCCTGGGGCGTTATTATGGCCCAGGCAGAGATTACGCTATTAAACAACAGCAACAGGTATACGCCGCAGTACGACCCTACTATAGGCAATTACATTAAGCCAGACAGGCCCATTAAACTTAGCGTTGGCTATAACGGCGAGTACGTAGGGTTATTTACGGGCTACACTGAACGGCCTACAAGTAGCATTAACAGCCGTAGGACTACGCTAACCGCCTGGGACGCTTTAAAGTTTTTAAGCAATAAAAAAAGCGCATTGCCAGTATTTGTAAACGCCAGGGCAAACGACATTATAGAGGCCCTACTAGTTGAACAGGGTTTTAGCGCAGGCCAGTTTGTTATTGAAAGTAGCCTACAACAACCTATTAGCTACCTTATGGCTAATGGCAGAGTTGTTACAGACATATTTAAAGATATTTGCGCAGCAGAGGGCGCGCTAATGTTTTGCGACGAGAACGGCATAATACATTTTTGGAACAGGCTACACTTGAACAGCAACAGTACTAGCCGTTGGACCTTTAACTATGGGAACATGACGAATATAGACTGGAATACAACGCCCATTGTTAACGACGCTATAGTAATTGCAAAGCCATTTAAGGTAGCAGCCTTTAATAAGGTATGGGAAAGCGGCCAGGTTTACACAGTACCGCCAGGGGGCAGCCTAGATATATTTGCAGACTTTAGGGACGACGTAGGTAACTACCCAGTTATTAGCATGGACACCCCAGCCAAAATTAACGTAGCGACTACCAGCAGCTACCAGGCTAACTTTAATGAGGACGGAACGGGCGACGACGCAACGGGCAGCGTAAACCTTAGCAGCGCCTACCTATTTGGCCAAAGCTATAAAATGACGTATACAAACGCAACCGCAGGCAATATTTACCTAACCAAAATACAGCTATACGGTATACCAGCTAAGGTTGCAGTTGTTGACAGTAAAGAACAAACGGACGCAGCCAGCATACTAGATTACGGCATTAACCCAGACAACAACGGCGACGTATACGAGATTGCTAACGACCTGGTACAGGACGCAGCGACAGCAAACGCCCTGGCCTACATTTACGTAACCTTATTTAAAGGACCATTGCAGCGGCTTAAATGTACCGTATTTGGCGTACCACATTTGCAGCTAGGCGACTACGTAACGGTAAACGAGGAAACTACGGGCCAAACCCTTAGCATGGTTGTAGTAGGCCAGGAAATAGGCGTAGCGGCTAATGGCAAGGTTACGCAAACCCTGGACATGGAACAGCGCAGCGTTTACCAGTACTTTACAATAGGGGTTAGTAAAATTGGCGGTAGCGATTACCTAGCGCCTTAACGGTAAAGTATTGTATAGTAAGACCATAGGAAATTATATTTATGAGTAAGACCAAAAAACCACAGTTTGACCAGGACAAAAAGCAAGTAGCAGTTATGCTAGATTACTACAAGGGCGGGTTTGAACAAGTACATAGCGTTACTTGCATGAACTGTAACCGCGTTATAGCAGTTGAGGTAGCGCCTATTAAGGCGGACGGCGTAATACTTGAGGAAAAGCAACGAACCCTTTATACGCATGGCGACCTTTGCCTAAGCGTACGCAGGCGCGAGGACCTAACAAAAGACGGTAAGCCTATGTTTGGCTACCAGTGTATTTGCGGTAATAATACATTACTTGCAGAGGTTGAACAGGGCGAGGTTGAGGAAATAGCAGCAGTAGGCGCAGCGCAACCGCCAGCAGCTAGTAGCCCATTTGAACGCGCCCAGGTACAGGCGACCATTAGGCTTAAACAAGCTAGCGGAAAAGTAGCAGACTACGAAACAGACGGAACAGTAGAACGCTACGAAACATTTAAAATTGAAAGGGTAAAATAATATGGCAAGTAGCGGTTATACAGCCATTACGTTTGTAGCGAACGAACAACCTACAACGGCAAAATGGAACTTAATAGGTAGTAATGACAGTAGTTTTAATTTAGGTACTGGACTAGAGGACGGCGTAATAGGCAACAGACAGATTGCAGCTAGCGCCATAAAAAATACAGCCATAGATACAGCAGACTTTTTAACTAACGGCATAACATGGACAACCCCGACTTTTCAGAACGGTTGGGCAGACTACGCGCTAGGCTACGACGCTACAGCTTATGGTATAGATAAGTTTGGGGTTGTACATATAAAAGGGCTAGTTAAAAATGGTACAGCAGATACGGCTATATTTACTTTGCCAGCGCCGCTAAGGCCCTCTGGTACGCGTATGTGGGTTATAGCAAGTGGTAGCGCATCATCACGTATTGACGTTAGCGCAGACGGGATAGTTAAGACTACTGGCGCGGGCGCGGGCGGCGTTATTTATACCGCCCTTAACCTTTCATATAGGCTATAAATATGGGCAGCCTAGATAGGGCAATACGTAACGAGGCCGTAACGTTAAGGGCTAATATATTTGGCCATAACTACCAGGACTATACAGAATACGACCTAACAGTAGGCGCGTTTACTAGCAACGGCGGTGGCAGTAGCGATATTTGCCCGCTAGTTGGTATTGACAGTACTTATGGCGGTCCAGTAACGCCAACAGTACAAAGCATTAACAGCCTACGAATATTGCAGCCGCACTTTGGCGAAATTGTACAGATGTACATAGACTTTTTTAGTATACGCAGCGCGACAGACGCAATGGGCGGGCTAGGCGTTATATTTGCTATAGGCGACTTTACAGACGACAATTTTTTAACGCCCAGGACTAGTTATACATTTGAGGAACTAGCGGCCAGTTGGAAAAAAATAAGCGGCAAGGACTACCCCATATACATGGCCAGCGGTGGTGGCGATTGGCGCATGACTGGCAATAGAATAAACTTACTGAACGACTTATATAAAAGCGACAGCCCCAGGTTTTGCGCAGACGGCTTTAATTTAATAATTGCATTTACTAACGTTGATTACACACAGCTAGTAGGACCTATAAACGCAGGCGCAGGCACTAACATAGACTTTGAGTTTTTTAGGCTAGCAATGGCAGTAACGGGGGTTAAGTAATGGGCGCATTAGACATACCAGTACTGGGCTACCCAAAAAACCTAGTACGAGGCAGCGACTACAGTTACAGC